AGGGCTGCGACGGCGAAGTCGTTGGTGCCTCCCCAACCGATCTTGTATTGCTTGTAGGTGTCGGAGCCGTTCGCATCCACGAAACCGTGGGTGGTGGTTCCTGGGTAGTCCTCATGCCCCTCGCCATCGAATGAGATGATGACATCCCTGTAGATGTTGCTGACGGGTCCCGTGACCTCCGAGGCGAGACCCATGACCCTGTACTTGTCTCCGATCACTCCGTAGAGAGTCGAGTAGTCAACGCCATCCATCGGCGTGTTGCCCGACTTCCTCACCGCTGCGCCGTCGCAGATGCGCCAAGTCTGCGGGATCTCGCTGTAGGGTCCTGCGAAGGGAACGATGGACCCAACGGGGGTGTAGAGGGATGCCGTGGTCGGTGCCTGAGGCAGCGAGTTGATGACGATGCCTTCCTTGGTGTCGGTGGCTACGAGGACACCTTGGACGAAGGATGCGCCGTCAAGCGGTCTGACAGGGGTGAGGTACCCGCTGTTCGTGGGAGACAGGTAGTAGACGAGACCCGCAGTCAGGCTCGTAGTACCGTCATCTATCAGGAGCGAAGATCCTGCGAAGTCGATCTCGCCCTGATAGACAACGGTAATTGATTCGGTCGTGGTTGCCTCGACGATGCCGACAGTCTGAGCCGTGTCGAGATCGTCTGCGATGCCTAGTTGAAATCCCGTGGTCCCTGCGGTGTAGATGACCACATGACCCGCATCGAATGGATGCCCCGAGGGGACCGTCCAAGTGTTGAGGATCCTGCGTCCATCCCCGCCGCCTCCGCTGCTAGGGAAAATTGGGATTGCGCTGTATGCCATCGGTGGTAGTTCCTGACTGTTTGCTGAACTGCCACCTATTTAGCGCATGTCACTCGGCTTCGTTGAGGAGCGACTCCGATGCAAACTTGAGGTTTGCTTCGATGCGATCCTTCTGATCGGGAGGGAACTTGCCTTCCTTGAGCAGTTGGATCGAAGCGATCCTCGACTCACGGTGGTTCCCCGTCCAATATGCGGCGATGGCGAACTCGTCAAGGAGTGCCCAATCGTAGATCCCCTGACCGACGAAGAGGGCACCCTCGGGATAGCGGATCTTGAGACCTTGCTTGACGAACCTGTAGCCTTGGTCGAATCGGCTGAACGAACGGCAGAGTCGTGCCGCAGCCCACAGGCTCTCTGCCCTCCAAGGGGCGGTTTGGTACGCCTTGAAGTAGACTTGGATGATGTTGTCCACAGGCTTCTCAAGGATCTCCATGATCCGACCCGCCTGATAAAGCGAGTAGAAGACCTCCTCGTTCCAACCGCCGAGGTCAGCCCTCCTGAGGTAAGCCTCAAGGGACTTCTCCCATTGCTGCGAGTCACGGTACGACTGCGCCATGTAGAAGTGATAGCGGTTGAAGTCCTTCTCCTCGACCTTGCCCGATGCGAGGGCTTCCTCAAACTTCACCGCATCCTTGGCGTACTTCTGCGGGTCGGACGAACGGGCACCGTCTTGGATCGGCGTGTTCATAAACCCACGAGCAAAATCACGGGTTCCAATCGGGTCGTGGCAATCCACATACTCATGGAGAACGCCACGGTAGTAGAACCGCTTCTTGTTGCTCGTCAACTGAGGACGGTGGTATCGGGTCTGACCGAACTGTGCGAAAATGTTGTACAGGTCGGCGGTGAGGCTGTCCTTGAACGCCACGGGATCAAAACCTGGATCGAAGACGAGGATCTCGTCCGCATCGATCATCAGGGCGTAGTCCGTGTCGGTCTTCTGTGCGAGTTCAAGAGCCTCGCTGCGGTTGTGACCGAAGTCGATCCACGGTCGGTTGTGGATTTCGCCATCGATGCCGTTTCGGTCGAAGAAGTCTTGGATCTTCTGCTGAGTTCCATCAGTCGATCCCGTATCCACGATGACCCAGTAGTCGATGACGGGCAGGACCGAGGCGAGGCACCTTTCGATGACATGCGCCTCGTTCTTCACGATCATGCAGAGGGTGAGCCTCTTGTGCTTGTTGGGTGCGGTGACTGAGGTTTCTGCCGAAACAGGGGCAGCGGGTGCTTCAATCGTCAATGCTTCGCTCATTTCAGATCTCCATTACAAATCGGGTTGTGCCCGTATCTATGGAGTCTCTGACGGGGATCCTCCGAAAACCCTATGAATCAAGGAATTTTCGTGATCTCGGGATAGACGGTGACCATGCCCTGAACGACACGATTCACGGTGCTGCTTCCGTTGGAGTGAAGTTCGACATCGTAGTACCAGATGCCCGCCTTGACCGCCGCAGTCCCCGTGGGACCGAGCGAGACACGGATGTTCCCCGTGCTTCCTGTGATCGATGCGGTGAGGTTGACAGCAGAGGTGGAGGAGTAGAACTTCCTCATCTGCGCATACGCCGTGTGACCCGTGGATATGTTGGTGGGCTGACCGTTGGTCCCCTTGACCACATAGTCGAACGAGAAGTTCGACCCCTGATCCATGTCCCTGTTGATCGTGTCAGCCATGACCGTATTTAGACCTCACGGTTCCTCTAGGACAAGAGTTTGCACGAAGAAGTAGTGATTGAGCGTGTCGCCAGGATTACCACCCGTCTTGACCGAGACAAGCCTGTTCATGTCAACGGGAATACCCGTTGTCTCATGGGCATCGCCCAAGAAGACATACCGTGTGCAGCCGTCCGAGCCGCATCCGCCACCTGCTTCACCCGTAGTCATAATGTAGGGGCAGTACCAATTGCTGCATGCGCTAGTCCGTAGACCCCCCGAAGCAAACGGAGCATCGATGGTGAAGTCGGGGATGCTTACCCATTGGTAGTCGGTGAAGTCCCATCCGTTCTTGAACCTGCCGACCCAAGTCGAAGGTTCCTTGCGAGCGAGGACGAATGCGCTTTCGACACCGCCCCTGTACATGAAGATGCCGTCCAAGAGATCGTCGTAGATGCCGTGCAGATAGCAACGGACGATCTTCCAACCTGCGGGGACATATGGATTGTCTCCCGCAGCGGTCGGAGTGATTCCGTAGTTTGCGATGGAAGGTTCCGCATAGGGGTTCTGCTCTCCCGTATTCGCTGTGGAAAATTTCACTCGCTTCTTCGTCACGGTCCTGACCACGGTGGGGGATGTGTCCACCCAAGACCCTTGGCTGACTATCTTGGAGTCTCCGACCTGCTTCCATGATTCATCGTGGACAATGCTTGCGGCATAACCCGTGTTCCATGCACCTTGGTTCACGACATTGAAGCCCGAAAGGGTGACCTGCCTCTGCACGGAGGTCACCTCCCACGCCATGAGAACGCCTCCACCTGACGCTGTGGTCTGTGGTCTGCTTGTACCAACGGCGATGTCGGCGAATGATATTGCTGCCATGTCTTTTACCGATCAGATCAGAAGTAGCCGTCCAAGCGCAAACTCACTCTGAAGGACACATCATTGTTGGAACCGAGTTCTTGAGTAACCTCTTGGAAGTTGAAGAAGAAACCGATGTTTCCTCCGTTCACCACAAGAGGGACAAGCACCGAAGGAGAAAGGTAACAATGCCTCTGATTTGAACTGTTTGAATCGTTGGTGGAGTCAACAAAATCAAAGATCAAATGACCCTTGTTCAAGTTTGCAGGAGTACCATTTCTCCCTGCCCACATCTTGAGGTTTATTGCGCCCGAACGACCGATCATAGTCCCCTCCACCGTGATGTATGCAAACTTGGCGGTAAGAGGAACATCTTGATCGGTGAGGATCTGAAACCCTCTAGTGGTTGTCGGAGGGGGTGTTCCGCCTCCAGGAAAACCTCCGCTCCATACCCATTCCCTAAACGGTGTACTTGCATCGCTGAAATATGTGATGGAATCGGCAATCGATCCACCGCCACCGCCACCCCCACTACTCGCATTACCCGTTCCCGTGGTGTACCAAACGAAGCCCTCGGCATATCCAACGGTGGACGCAGGAGGACTGCTTGAGGACACATTGAACATCGGGCGGCATGTCACCTCTCCCGTCTTGTAGTCAACGACGAGGTTTCGGCTGTCGGAATCCCTTTGATTCTGATCGTAGAACCTGCTGCCGCCCGTCAAGCCGTAGTTCAATGCGGGGAACATCCTCACGATGCTGTTGGATGCTCCCGTGATGTTGAGTGCCTGTCCGCTTGCGAGGTCGATGACAGCCGACTCGTTGATGAACGCACGGTTGGCGTTCACGAAGTCCGCACTCATTCCTCCGCTGACGATCAGGTCCACGCTGTCCGTGCCACCGAGACCACCAACGACGAGATCTCCCGTGACCGTGAGTTTCCCGCCGAACACATCGTCCCCATCGTTCCGAAGCACCTTGGCGTTCGCTCGGAACTGAGTCCTGTCCGCATCGGTGAGGGTCCTGCTTGCACCCGCAGCCAATGTGTGAGCCTTGTCGTACCTGATGTAGAAGTTGTCGTGGTCGTGCCCCGTGAGGACCGTGGCTGATGTTCCCTTCTTCGCACGGATGATGTAGTGCATCACCAAGTGCGGGGGGAGGATGCTGAACGGGCTCGGCGAGACACCCGTCTCCACCAAGCCGCCCGTCTCGTTCGTGGAGGATCCGTATGCGTTGCTGAACGGATTGTTCGTGACGAGGGTGTCGAGCGTGTGCGTGTGCGGGGGGATGTTGCTTGCGCCAAGGGTGACTTGGCTCTCGCCTCCGATGGTTCCCTGTGCGAGGGCGGGAGTGATCGTCTCGCTACCTGCGATGCCTTCGCCCGAGGAGGTGCCGAAGACCGTGCGCCGCCTGAGATCGGGGATGAAGAAGATTGATCGTCCCGAGGTGGACGGGATGGTCCTTCCGTAGACCTTGAGGTCGGTCCCTTCAGCCAACGAGGAGAAGGAACTTGAGGAGACCTCGACCCTCCTGTTGACGCTGTTGACGCTTGTGATCAGGACATTCGCACTACCCGTCGCCCAAACGACACGGAGTCCGTCGCCGATTGCGAGTCCCCTCGTATCCGCATCCAATGTGAAGGTCGAGGAGTTGTAGACCTCAGCCTCGGCGTAGTAGTTGTTTTCAATCGCTGCGAAGAGATCGGGCTCCTCGTTCTGCGAGATGGCGGCACCGTCGCAGATGAGCCATCCATCGGGAATGGCGGCTGTAACTCCCGAGAACGGATGCACCGTTCCCACGGGGACCACACGGTTGAGGTAGATCAGGTCCGTGGGATCGCTGCCGACAACCACGCCCGTGTAGTTTACGACATATCCCTTGTCAATGCCCGATGCGATGAACATCGCCTTTCGGACCTGACCTGCCGTGATCTCGTATGCGCCCGAGTCGGGATTAGCGATCATGCCTCCACCAACAGACTGACTGAGGTAGTAGGCGTTGCCCGTGACGAGAGGCTTGAGTGCGTTGATCCTCGTACCCGTGAGCCCCGAGATGAAGCCCTTAGTGACGAGGGTGAGGGTGCTACCCGAGGCGACCTCGACCATGCCGAGTGCCTCGGCGGTGGGGATGGTATCGGCACGGGCGAAGGTCAGCGATCCGTTCGTGTCGAACCGCAGGATGTCACCCATGACGAACGAGTGACCCGTCTGCGAGAAGGTCTTGCGGATCGCATCGGAGTTGACCCAATCCTCATGGATCTTACCGTTGGCGAGTGCCACGGGGATCGACCATGCAGTCGAGGTGGTGAGTGCGTGGGCACCGTCGAGTTGGTCGGCGTTGAGGTACTTGGACCAGTTGGTCGCCGTGACCCCAGGATAGACTGCGGGTCCCGTGCTTCCCGAGAACACCTGTGCGAAGGTGATTCCCGCTGCACCCGTTGCGCTGTGCTGAAGGACGAATTCCGTTCCGACCGCAGCCTTGGTGAACGAGTCGCCCGAGCCATAGAAGGTGTAGGTGTCATCCGTACCTGCGCCGTATCCGAACGATGCGAACTTGGACGAGATGATGTAGTTGTCCGCACCCGTCACGCCGAGGTTGGTGTTCGCAACGAAGGCGTTCCATGTCGAGAGCGTGTCGGGGGTCTTGAGGTTCCAAAGGAATGTCTTGTCGCCTGATGCGCCCTTGATGTCGATTCCTGCGGGGGTCAGGAGCGTATCGTTGTAGAACGCCGTGTCGGTGACGGGTGTGGAAACGACACCGAAGGTCAGCGATGCACCGTCCACATAGAGACTGCCGCCGTTGACGATGTCGGACACCCCGCCCTCGTTGAACGAGTGCATCTGCACCGAACCCGTGGTGCTTCCCGAGTAGGTGAACGCTCGGATGTAGCCGATGGTGGTCGAGTTCGCCGTGAGGGTGGCGGATCCAGGGTCAATGTA